TATCTATTGTAGGAACAATATCAGTTGCAATATATCACGCAATTGTTACAGCAGGTTTTAATATTTACTTACTTGAACTTTTAATATTATATTTTGGAGGAGCGTTTTGTGTTTTATGTTATGGTGGAGGAGAATTTGCATTTGATAGATTTTTGAGAAAGTTCAGAATAAAATTTAATAGACCACATTTACCATTTGAATAATGTTTAAAACTGATAATTTTATTCACATAAACAAAGGTGCTTTATCAAAAAAAGATTGTGATGATATAATAGAATTTTTTGAAGATAATTCTTTTTATCATGAAAAAGGTGGTGTCATACATCAAGATGACCAAACTCCCAATGCAGTAGTTGAAGGGATGAAAAAAAGCACAGATTTAGTGCTTCAATCAGTTGAATTAAACAAAGATTTTTGGATGCCATTTAGTCTTGCAATGAAAGAAACTCATGGGCAATACTTAAATAAATATCCATTTTTAAGAGGTTGTCGTCAATGGAATATTGCTCATACGTTTAGGATTCAAAGATATCTACCAAATGAAGGATTTTTTGCACTACACGCTGAACACACTGGTGCTTTTGATGGTGTAGTTGAAAGAAGGTTAGCTGCTTGGATGGTATATTTAAATGATGTTACTGATGGAGGTGGAACTGATTTTCCTACCCTTGATTACAAAATGGAAGCAAGGGTCGGTGATTTTTCTATTTGGCCAGCGTACTGGACTCATCCACATCGTGGTATTATATCTCCAACAGAAACAAAATATATTATGACAGGTTGGTTTTCATATATGGAATGACCTTTACAAAATTTTAATTTATTGCTATAATAATATTATGACTAAATCAACTTTTGCTAAAACTAAAGCACAAATCAAATCTTATCAATATTATCTGTTCTGGGGTGCTTGCACATTTGCAGTGATGGCAGGACAAATTTTTGTTGGTGCAGGATATCAATCAATGTCTAATTCAGTAAAAGACCTTACTGAAATAATTGAAATTAAAATGGAATGGGAAGAATTAAATAGGGATAGAAATAGATCACCCTATATGCCGATGAGTGATTAATGTCTCTTAAATCTTTTAAAACACCACTTCGTTATCCTGGTGGCAAGTCTCGTGCTTGCAAAAAGATGGATCCATTTTTTCCAGACCTTAGAGATTATGATGCATACTATGAACCATTTTTAGGTGGTGGTAGTGTGGCATTACATATTACAAAGAAATATCCTAAACTTAAAATTATTGTAAATGATTTGTATGAACCATTATATAATTTATGGTTACAGTTACAGGTCAATGGTGATTATGTTCACACGGAACTTCAACAATTAAAATCAAGATTTCCTGACCGTGGTTCAGCAAGAGGATTATTTGAAGATGCAAAAGAAAAATTATATGACTTAGATGTATCAGATAAAGACCGTGCAGTTTGTTTTTATATTATAAACAAATGTTCTTTTAGTGGTCTTACAGAATCATCGTCATTTTCAGAACAAGCTAGTGATGCAAACTTCTCAATGAGGGGTATTGATAAGTTACCTGTTTATAGTAAGTTAATTAAAGATTGGTACATTACAAATGTAGACTATAAACATTTGTTAGGAGATAAAGAAAAAACTTTTGTATATCTTGATCCACCATACGATATCAAGGATAATTTGTATGGTAAAAAGGGTTCTATGCATAAAAAGTTTGACCACGATGACTTTGCAAAAAATTGTGAAATATATAAATCAGAGATGCTTATAAGTTACAATTCAGACCAATTAGTTAAAGACCGATTTAAAGATTGGAATTGTGCTGAATTTGATTTGACATATACTATGCGTTCAGTCGGAGAGTATATGAGAAATCAAAAAACAAGAAAAGAGTTACTTCTCTTCAATTACAATACAGGAGTTTTTTAATGGATAAGAGACCATCAGATATGTATCAGGACATGAAGAAACTTAATATGCTCTATGAAGAGATGTGTTGGGATAATGAAGATATTATTGAGTTTTATCCTGACTATGATAGTAATACAATTGTCATTCGTAATAAAACTATGGATGAGGAAATGATTAGCGGATAGTATGTCAGAATTTATTCAACGTCATATCGGACCCTCAGAATCAGAACAACGCAAAATGCTTGCTGATTTAGGTCTGTCTACCATTGATGAATTGGTAAGAGAAATTGTTCCAGATACGATATTACTTCGTGGTGATAGCAACTTACCAGAAGGTTGTAGTGAACAAGAAGCATTAGCAGAATTAAAAGATATTGCTTCACATAATATTGTTAAAAGAAGTCTTATCGGACAGGGATATTATGGAACAATTACACCACCAGTAATACAAAGAAATGTATTCGAGAATCCTGCTTGGTATACATCTTATACACCTTATCAGGCAGAGATATCACAGGGTAGATTAGAGGCACTATTTAATTATCAAACATTAATCACAGAACTTACTGGATTACCAGTTGCAAATGCATCATTATTAGATGAAGGAACTGCAGCTGCAGAGGCAATGTTACTTGCACATAGTCAAAGTAAGAAAAAAGATTTTATAGTTGATGACAAAGTATTTCCACAAACATTAGAAGTATTACAAACAAGAGCAAAACCATTAGGTATCAATATAATTAAAATTGATTTTGATAAATCTATACCAATCGCTTTCTTTGCTGATGCTTTTGGAGTTATTGTACAATTACCAAATAGTCACGGAAATTTAAGACATCGAAGTGGATTATTAAGATTAGCAGAAGTTTGTAAATGTATGAAGATTGCGATTGTTGATCCAATGGCACAGGTTCTTATGCAACCTGTAGGTGAATGGGGATTTGATGTTGCAGTTGGTAGTATGCAAAGGTTTGGTGTACCAATGGGATTTGGCGGACCACACGCAGCATTCTTCGCAACTACAGGTAAGTACAAAAGAAAAATACCTGGTAGAATCGTAGGACAATCTGTAGATGCTCAAGGTAATAAAGCATTAAGACTCGCACTACAGACTAGAGAGCAGCATATAAGACGAGATAAGGCAACATCTAACATATGTACAGCACAAGCTTTACTTGCAAATATGGCAGGATTTTATGCTGCATATCACGGAGCAGAAGGTCTTAAAAATATTGCAACTCGTATTTTAACTTACCGTGAAATACTTAAAAAAGGTTTGACTTGGTTAGGTATTGAAGTTGATGATACCGAAGGTTTTGATACAATCAGATTTAAAAGTTTTCTTGTAGTTGAAGGTTTTAATGTAAGATATGAAGATGACCATACTTTAATTACTTTAGATGAACTAACCACTCTTGAAGAGATACAAACTCTAATTAATTCACAACAAGATCTAGTGAATAAAAATGATACGATTGATCATATTGTTGAAGCAGTTGGGAGATACAAATGGAAGTATGTTCCAGAGAGAACAAAACCTTGGTTAAGACAAGATGTTTTTAATCGTTATCACAGTGAAACTAATATGATGAGATACATCAATGAGTTAGTATCTAAAGATTTTTCACTTGTGAATGGTATGATGCCACTTGGTAGTTGTACTATGAAATTAAATGCAGCATCAGAACTTATGCCAGTGAGTTGGAATGAGTTTGCAAATATGCATCCATTTGCACCAGAAAATCAAACTCTTGGATACCAAAGAATTATGTTTGATTTACAAGAATGGTTATGTGATATCACTGGATTTGAAGAAGTATCATTACAACCAAATGCAGGTTCACAGGGAGAGTATGCAGGTCTACTTGCAATTCAAGAATATCATCGAAGTAATGGTGATACAAAAAGAAATGTATGTTTGATACCTACAAGTGCACACGGAACTAATCCTGCTAGTGCTGTTATGGCAGGTATGAAAATAGTTCCCGTTAAATGTGATGATGAGGGTAATATTGATCTAAAAGATTTAGAAAAGCAAGCAATAATGAATACCTTTGAGTTGTCTTGTATTATGATTACATACCCATCAACTCACGGTGTATTTGAACCAACTATCAAAGACATATGTAAAATTGTTCAT